AAAAAAAAAAAAAAAAAACCCAAAAAAAAAAAAAAAAAAAAAAAAAATAATAAATGAGAATGAACCATTATGTATATGTTATGTCGACACATATAGTAGTTTTAATAATGCACCTGGATTGAGAACTCTTAAAAAACAAAAAGAAATTATAAGTAAAATGAAAGATAGAAGACAAGAAGTAAAAAAAAAGTGTTTATTAAAAGATATACATGCTGAGATTATTCCCATATATTTTTATAATACCGCTTCTAAAGCTTTTTGTAAAAAACAAGGAGAAAAAAGACAACTAAAAGAAGGAAAAAAATATTCTAGCAGTCAACATAATAATATTGACGCATTTACACAAACTTTTATAAAGAATTTATTAGATAAGAAATTAGATACTAAAATATTTTTAAAGTTTAATTATGAAGAAAAAATAAAAGATAACAAAAATATAATAGAAATAAACAAAAATATAAAGGATTTTAATGGAACAGTAAAAGCAGAAGCAGAAGCAGTAAACGCAGAAGCAGTAGTAGAAGCAGAAGCAGAAGAGAAGATAAATAAGATAAATAAGTTCAGTATTTTTATATACAAACTTAAAGAAATAAATTCTACAGAAGCAGCAGAAGCAACAGCAGAAGCAGCAGCAGCAGAAGCAGCAGAAGCAACAGCAGAAACAGCAGCAGCAGAAAAAGCAGCAGCAGAACCAGAACCAGAACCTGAACCTGAACCTGAACCAACCGCAGCAGAAAAAGCAGCAGAAAAAGCAGCAGAAACAAATCTAGACTCAGAAGGATATGGACCTGACTCAGAAGGATATGGACCTGGATACGGACCAGCAGCAGCAGAACCGGAACCTGAACCTGAACCTGAACCGGAACCTGAACCTGAACCTGAACCTGAACCTGAACCTGAACCGGAACCAGAACCAGAGCCTGAACCAACCGCAGCAGAACCGGAACCTGAACCTGAACCGGAACCTGAACCTGAACCTGAACCTGAACCTGAACCTGAACCGGAACCAGAACCAGAGCCTGAACCAACCGCAGCAGAAAAAGCAGCAGAAAAAGCAGCAGAAACAAATCTAGACTCAGAAGGATATGGACCTGGATACGGACCAGCAACAGCAACAGCAGCAGAAACAAATCTAGACTCAGAAGGAAATAATATATTAATCGACATGAGTACTTTTAAAGTCGACATGAGCACTCTTGATAAAAGAATGGAAAATTTGGTAAAAATAAGGGAATTAATAGTTTGGCTTAAACCTATATGCGAACAAGCAGATATAACTTATTTTATAAATTTTTTAGAAAATAAAGATATAAACATTCAAAATTTAAATGAGGTAGAATTATTAAAATTAATACAAGAACGAAAAGAAACATTAGACAAAAATAATTTAAATTTCGAAGAAAGAACATATTTATCTAATCTTATAGCAGCAAATAAACGGCACTCGCCGCCAAAGACGCCACCACCGCCACCACCACCACCAGTGAAAAAAACACCAGTGATAAAACTATCAATGTTAAAAAATGTTTCAATCGTAGGTGGAGGTAAAAAATCAAAAAAGATGCGGAAAATATATAAAAAAAATAAAAAAACTAAAAAAACTAAAAGAAATAAAAAAACTAAAAGAAATATAAAATTCAAAAAAAATAAAAAAATAACAAAAAAAAGTAAAAAATAATTATTATTTAACTTCTTTTTATACTAAAACCACTAACTATATCAGTTTTTTACATAAAATATTTTTCTATTATACATTTATATGTCTATTAGAAATCTATTAAAAGCAGACATTTCTATTATAGGTTCTGGTATTATTGGTAATTCCATTGCTCTTAGTCTCCAAAGAAAAGGTTTTCAAGTCCAAGTATTTGATAAAAACCAATCTACAGGTTTCGGCACCACTTCCTATTCCAGTGGTATTTGCCGTATGTATTATTCCCTACCAGTTTCCGCAAAGTTTGCCTGGGAAGGATATCACCGTTTCCAAAATTGGCGTGATTCGTTAGGATTAAGTAAAAAATACGATGTCGCAGAATTAAATGAATGTGGTGCAATGATATTAAAAAGTGATATTTCCAAAGACTTCATAGAGAAAACCAGTAATATAATGCGTCAAATAGGTGTCCCAGTTCAAGATTTAGATTTAATTGAAACCCATAAAAAAGTGAGTAAGTTAGGTATGGATGTTTATAATAACTATTACCCACTTAATATTAATGATAATGATTTCGGCATACCTAAAACCCGAAATGATTTAGTCGGCTCCATTTTTATGGAGAAAAGTGGATATGTTAGTAATCCTCAACTCGCTGCCACTAATCTATACCAAGCAGCAAAACAAGAAGGTGTTATTTTTAACTTTAATTCCAATGTTAATGATATTATAGTAGAAAATGAAAAAGTTAAAGGTATCCATTTAGATAATAATGTTTTCATTGATTCCCCTATAGTCATTAATGCCTCCGGTCCTTATTCCAGTAAAATAAATGATTTAGCATATAAAGATAGCGATATGGAAAGTGATATTAATATTAAATGCCGACCAATGAGAATCGAAGTTGCGTATACAAATAATTTAAAGGATATGGAAACTACAAATTTAGAAGAAGTTAATATGGAAAGAGACGGTTTAGTGGTAATTGATTTAGACAATGGGGTTTATTTTAGGCCTGATTTAGATAATAATTTTTTAATAGGTTCCACAGAAGCAAAATGCGATAAAGTAATATGGTTTGATGATTTAGATAACTTAGACGACGGTTTAACTGACCAATGGACTAACCAAATATATAGAGCAGCATTACGAATACCTAATTTACCTATACCAAGTGGAACAAATAAGAAATTCATAGTATCTACTTATGATGTAAGTGATGATTGGACACCGATATATGATAAGAGTAATATAGGGGGATATTATATGGCGATGGGAAGTAGTGGTAATCAATTTAAAAATGCGGGAGCAATAGGTCCAATGTTTGCGGATTTAGTTGAATCAGTGGAGAATGGACATTTACACGACGAAAATCCGGTTAAACATAAATTGGAATATATAAATGATGAAATAGATTTAGGGATTTTTTCTAGATTAAGAAAACCTTTAGATACTGCTGCTAATGTTTTCGGATAAAAAACAAAAAAATTATTTTTTTTTGTTTCAAGGTTTATATGTCTATTGTTTTCTGCTAAAACTTATTCAGCTTCAGTAGTGTGGAAAACAATAGTGTTTGCCATCTCCGCAAGAATTTCGTTGAACTCTTGTCGTGCGACATCTACCTCAGACCCCGAAAGCGTATCCTTGAACGCTTGTGAATCGGAGCAGCAATCTGATAGAGTGTTGTATACTCCCACGGTAATACCGTTTACTTTCGTAATGACTGCTTGGTGGTCACTAACCCAGTCTTCTGCTGGAGTGTCAGTGAGTAGTGGAAGAACTAGAACCTCTCCGTCCTTTGGAGTAGGGTAAAGTTTGCTTTCCATTGTAATAGTATCGACTGTCTTAATAAACACGTGGTCCGTGTTGTATCGACGTTTCCCACTCTTTGTGGGACCTAGAGGTGCCTGTGGGTTAATACCACTGTTGACACTACGTTCTTTAACAGCAACGTCGTCAAGACTGTATGTACTTACACGCATAAAACCGTGTGTAAGGTTAAAGTCGTGGTCTTCTCCCCCGTCTATAACGGGGTAAGTACTTAGGTCTGTTTCCTTAAGTCCGAAGTGTCCAATACCTTCTTCGAAGACGGGAGCGTTGAAATCACCCATCAGCATAACATTTCCTTCGAAACTGTTAATAACTGACTTAATGAAAGCATATTCCGGTCCATTCTTCGTAAAGTCTTTCTTGGTACCAATACTCTTGAGGTGGACACAAATAATGTGGTATCCATTCTCAAAAAGTCCCGAACCTTCTGGTCCTTGAACGTGAAGAACTCCAAACCTGTCTTGGTATTTCTCGTAGTCTTTTGTATCCTTTTTAGCTTCCGTCATGTAAGCAAACACCTCTTCAGGTGTTAGCTCAGATACTTGGTAAGTCGAAGGATAGTAAAACTTCTTAGACATGTTTCCTTTGTGAACACTCTCATCAAATGTGTGAAAACTTAGTCCTTCAATGTCCGTGATTGCTGATTGGTCGTGTTCTGGACAGAATACAACACCGGATTTAATAACTTGAGAAAGGAAGTTCTTCATACGAAGTCGCTTCACAGTCTTAAGGTAAGAAATCGCACTTGTTGATAGGTCCGAACGCTTATCAGCAATCATAAATCCACCCAGTTCTCCCATAAGAAAATTCGCAATGATTCCCTTAAGGTATGCTCCAAGTGTTTTATCATTCTTTTCAATTCGGCTGACTGATAGAATATCGTCAACCTTTGATCTGTAGAATGCTCTTTTCTGGGTATCGTCCATTTCTTGTGAAACAGTTGTTTCCCAAGAATCACTATGCGAACCTTCTACCAGCTTATCAGTATCAATATACTTGATAAGGTAGTCTACCATTTTGTCCTTAATTTCATCAAGATCACAAAGCAGAAGTGCCGCAGTAAGTTGTTCTTTATTCAATGAACCCAGTTTTTCAAGGAATTCCTCCCTTGATTTAACATTTTTAAAATCTTCTTGCGAACAAAAGTTCGAAGTGATAATATACTTAATATATGTCATAAATGATCCCATTGTAAATGTTTGTAATTATCTTTACTAGATTTTTAATATTCAATTTTTTTTATAAAAAATATTATTTTTCAAGACAACAAATTAAACAAATATAAGACACATTATCATAATGGTGAAATCTACCTTTGTCTTCCCAATTATGGTTACAATTATTAAATAATGTTTCATTAATTTTAGTTTTTTGTTGTTCTAAGTTACTTAATTTTTGTCTAGTAGCAATAATTTCAGATTGTAAATCTGTTTTTTGTTTAATTAAATATTGGATTTGAGATAAATTCATTTATTATAATAATTTTATATAAATATTTTCAATTTTTAATTAAATTTATATAAATTTTTGGATAGAAATTTGAAAACAACTAAACTAATTTTATAATCCATAGTTAGTCTTATACTAACTTTTATATTATCTGGAAATGTTTCTATATATTCATAAAATTCTTTATCTCCGAATTTATTATAAATTAGTTTTTTTTTATCTTCAAATGTCGTTTCTATATTAACTATATATTCTGTTGGATTATTTCTTTTTTCCCGGTATATAAAAAGTTGTATTCCATTGGAATAGAATGGTTTTGTTTTAAAAAAAATAAATACTTCTTTATGATGAACTTTGAAGGTATCTATATTAAAAGTGTGTTTTTTATCATAGTCATCGAGAATATAACATTTAGTATTTGATTTTAGGGAATTACCCATATTGATATATTTTTTGATAATGTTTAAGTAAAAGTAAGTTTAATAAATAACTTAAAAATATAATAACCATACTATAGAATATGAATAATAATCCGTCAATTCTTTGGGCTCAAGATAGAGCGAATCTGTTTATTACTATTGAAGTAAATAATTTTAAAAACCAGGATATAACATTTAATACTAATAATGTTAGATTAGTTGGAACTAGTGGAAATATAGAATATGATATAGTAATAGATTTTAATAGTGATATAGTAAATGAAAAAAGTAATTGGATAATAAAACAGAATTGTATTGAATTAGTTGTAATGAAAGGAAAACAATTATTCTGGCACAAACTTACCAAAAATAAACAGAATAATATTAGAATAGATTGGCAAAAATGGAAAGACGAAGATGATGATGAAGACGAATTATTACAAGATTTTTCTTCTTTTCAAAAACAATTACCGGAAGAATTTATGAATCAAAACTTTGAAGATATGTTACCGGAAGATTTGGATAATTTAGAAGAATCCGAAGAATCTGAAGAATTAAATGAAGATTTAGTTTTAGAAGAAATAAGTAGTTTGAAAACAGAAGAATTAGAGGAAGAAGATTTAGTTTTAGAAGAAGATACAAATGACGGAGATATTGATACAGATATTGATACAGATATAGTATTAGAGAATAATGATATATATACAGAAAAAACAAATATAGAAAGTTTAAATGCCGAAGAATTAAAAGAAAATGATCACGAAATTATTTTAGAATAATTTTATATTTTTTAACTGTGTTTATAGTATAGATATAATGGATATACAGGTAAAAAAAACTTATATTAAAAAGGATAATAAAAATATCAAGGTATTCCTTTTATTTGAAGAAAACCATTTAGAAGAAAATCTTAAAAAATATGATATTAAATGCCCAAAAAGTGTTTACGAAGATTTTAATGGTAAAAAGAAGGAAATAATCCAATTTTATAATGGTAATGAGATTGTAGTATTATTAGGTTTGGGTGAAAAGGAAAAAATAAATATAGATAAATTAGGTAAAATTATAAATCATTTAGGTTTTTTAATAAATCATATAGATAAAGAGAGAATAATATATTATTTAGCAGTAGGGGAATTGGAGTTTTTAAAAGACCAGATGTTTTTATTATTGGCAACTCATTATGACCAAAAAAACTTTTTAAAAAAAAGTTTAGATCAAAAAAACAACTTGACGGAATCTACTGAATATTTGATTTCTAATCAAGAAAAAAGTTTAGATCAAAAAAACAACTTGACTAATAAAACTAATAAAAAAGGTAATAAAAAAAGTAATAAAAAAACGAATAAAAAAACTAATAAAAAAGGTAATAAAAAAAGTAATAAAAAAACGAAATCGGGGGTTTTTGATCTAAACTTTTTTCTAAAAAGTTTAAAAAGTTTTGTATTTGTTTCCGAAAGTCATATTAAGAAGTTAAATGAATGTATAATTTTATCCGGTTCAGTTAATTTAGTAAAAGATTTAGGGAACTTGCCAGGAAATATTTTAACTCCTCCTAAGTTTGTAAAAATAATAACTAATTTAGGTAAAATATCAGGATTTAATGTTACTGTATTAGGACATAAAACACTAAGAGAAATGGGTATGAATACTTTATTATCTGTATCACAGGGTAGTAGATATAGTGGTTATTTAGTAAAAATTCAACCTAAAAAATGTTTAACTATATCAAAAAAGGAAAAACCTATTGTTTTAGTAGGCAAGGGTATAACATTTGATAGTGGAGGAACATCTTTAAAAAGACCACGAGATATGATAGATATGAAAACGGATATGTTAGGTGCCGCAACTATTTTAGGTGCCATAAATCATTTAAGTAAAATGGGTTCTAATAAGAATGTAATAGGTTTGCTAGCAATTGCTGAAAATATGCCTGGGAAATTTGCGTCCAGACCTGGAGATATAGTAAAATCTTATTCTGGTAAAACGGTAGAAATAGTAGATACAGACGCAGAGGGAAGATTAGTTATGGCGGATGCTATTGCTTACGCGCATACATTCAAACCTAAGTTAATTATGGATATTGCTGGATTAACGGGACAACAGGATTCGTTAAGTGGCGGTTTATTTGCTTCAATAATGGGAAATAATAAAAATAAAAATAGTGAATTAATTAAAATGGGGGAAAAAGTAAATGAGAGATTAGTAGAATTACCTTTATATCCAGAAAATGTAGAACAGACTAAATCGGAAATAGCAGATTTTAAGAATTATAATTATAAATATAAAAATGGTATTATATATGCCGGTGCTTTTTTATCTAATTTTGTAGAAGAAGGACAGGATTGGATACATATGGATATAGCCGGACCAGAAAAAATTAAAGATACTTCTACTGGTTTTGGTGTTAGATTATTAGTTGATTATTTATAAAAAAATTTTTATTACTTAAATTATTATTCTTTTTTAATTTCTAAAAATTCTCTTATACTTAGTTCTCCTGTATCATTTTTATCTAAACTTTTAAAATAAGTTTTTATTTTTTGTTCAGATTTAATTGAGTTATGTTTTTTATGGTATTTACTAAATTCTTTATAATCTATTTTACCATCTCCGTCTTTATCACTATCAATAAAATATTTATATTTATCTAATTTAAATAATATTTGAGGGAAAATGAATACATTTTCTATAAATTTAAAAATATTATTTTTCTTTGTTATTTCTTTAAGCATAAATTTAGATGGCAACCATAATAATATACAGTTTATTATAAATATTGATACACCAGTAATTACTGCCTTTTTTTTAAATTCTTTATTTTTTTCATTTTTTTTAAGTGAAAATGATAATCCTATATTGGCTATTGGTGGAATTAAGGCAGTTGCTATACCAATTGCGACTAATTTAACTCCAGAATTGTGTAATAAAGCAATAGGAAGAGCAACACCACATAATAACGCAATAAAAACCATATAAATCGCATTAATTGGATTAGCTCTTTCTTTCATTTCATTAGTGGGCCAATCTTTAGTAAGTTCTTCATCAGTAAATGGGTTTTTAATTTTTTGAAATATTTTTCCGAATATATAAGATAATAAGAGAGTTAATAATAATACCATGCATACTTGTAAAAACCATTTCTTATATTTAATATCTAATTTGTAATTTTGTTTTGTAAGAAAAGTATAAATAATATTTTTTGTAATTAATGCCCCTATAGGACTAAGTAACATAGAACCTAATATTGTAGTTGCGGAATTTGTCGCAAGACCTATACTTGCCAAACCGGATGATATTAAACCCATAAGAAAGGCATTATTATGGTGAGAATCAACTAATGATTTTTTAAGTAAATCGAGTTTTTTTATATCATACATTTATATTATATATATATATTTAATCAATAATTAATATTTAAAAATAAATAATATTATAAAATAATATGAATTATAAAAAAAACCTTATTTCAAAAAATAAAAAAATGGAAAATATGCGAAATACTGACAATGTAGAAAATATTAAAAATGTAGAGAATATAGAAAACGTAGAGAATATTCAAAATGTAGAGAATATTCAAAATGTAAAGAATATAAAAAATGTAGAGAATATTCAAAATGTAGAGAATATTCAAAATGTAGATCAAGCAAATAAAGCAGAAATTAAAAATATAACAGGAAAGAAATCATATTCGGAAGACTATTATGAATTGAAATGGTTAGTTCCTTGATTTTTTTTTATACAATAATTTAACATATCTTCTAATTGTTTACAACTAATAGGATTTATATTACTATTACTATTTATATTAATATCATTTTGATATTTTAGACATTCTATATATTTTTTACTAATACCTAAACAAATATCCGACTGATATTTATTTTTTTCTATATATTGATTTGGTATATATTTATTTTGTATATTACCCTCATTTTGTATATTACTCTCATTTTGTATATTACCCTCATTTTGTATATTACTTTCATTTTGTATATTACCCTCATTTTGTATATTACTCTCATTTTGTATATTACCCTCATTTTGTATATTACCAAATATACCATTAAAAACGGCATTTCCAGCAGCGGCACCTGCCCCTATTCCGACACCACTCATTATATTATCTTTCATTGTAGGTTGTTTGTTTATGGTAGGTTGTTTGTTTACGGTAGGTTTTTTATTATTTTTCCGATTCGACGTATAAGAGCGTCTTGGTTTATTAACAAATGGCATTTTATATATATATATATATAAATAATATTTTTTTATTTTTATATCATATTAATTTATATCTTAGTAAATAGTATATGGATATTCGGCGTATAAAGGTAGAAGATGAATACAAATACATAAATAGAAAAACCAAGAAAAGAGTTAATAAAAGAATATTAAATAGAATAAAATCATTAAGAATACCACCCAGTTATAGAAAAATTAGAATAAGTAATAATGCGAAAGATAAAGTTCAAGCCATAGGTGTGGATGAGTTAGGAAGAAAACAATATACATATAATCCTAAATTTGTCGAGAAACAACAAGAAATGAAATTCCAGGATTTAATTCAATTTGGTAAAAAAATTAAAAGAATAAGAAAGGATTATAGAAGTATTATGGATAGTAAATTACCAATTCATAATAAAAATAAAATTATTTCCATAGTTTTATATCTCCTAGATCAATGTAAATTTAGAATAGGTTCTGAAGAATATAAAAAAAAATATAATACCTATGGTGCAACAACTATAAATACAAATCATATTTTATTTAAGGAAAATGAAGTTGAAATAAAATTTGTGGGGAAAAAAAGTGTTGAGAATACTAGTACTATAAAAAATGAATCGGTTATAAAATTATTAGAGGGGTTATGTAGTAGAAATAAAGATAAAGAGTATTTATTTTATTATATAGATGAAAAAAATGAGAATAATAATATAACAGCAGGACAAGTGACCAATTATTTAAAAAAATATAGTAAAAATTTAAGTCCTAAAATGTTTAGGACGTGGAATGGTAATAGTGTTCTTATAAAATATCTTATTTCGAAGGGTATTCCTAATAATGAAAAAGAAATTAAGAAAAATTTAAGAGAAGCAATCAAAAAAGTAGCGTTTGAATTACATAATACGGTTGCTGTTAGTAAAAAAAGTTATTGTAATTCTGAAATTTATACTACATACCAAAATGAAAATCACAAATTCTTTGAATTTATTGATTTGAATAGAAAAGATAATGGCGATAAGAAAGGGACTGACAGAATACTAACTTTATTTTTAATTAAGTATTATAAGGATAAGTAAAATTATATAAATAAAATTAAATAAATTATATTAGTAAATCTTTTAGAACAAAACCTGCTAGTAGAAACCATGCGTCATTACTCACTTTATCTTTTCCTTTAGATGGTTTCCCTATTAAATTAGAAATAATTGGAACTTTTGTTAACATATCTTTATTTTTTTTTATAAATTCAATAATAAAATATCCTAAAACGAATGTAAAAGCAGCGTTAATTAATCCCATTTATATTATTATAGATATTTTTTTATTATATATTTTTTTTTATATAAAAATTGTAATCATGTATTTCATAAAAATGATTATCAAAGTGGTTAAATAATTGCCCTATAGGGAAATACAAACTAATTATAAAGGTGAACTTATTTTAAAAATGGATAATCATAATATTAGAAGTGAAATATTTTACCTATTGAATAAAACAATTAATTAAATATAAAAAGTAAATATTAACTTTAATTATAAATTAAATATAAATATAAAAATTATATTTAGATATGGATTTTAAGACTTCTTTAGAAAATAATAATAATATAGAAATTACCAAATGGGTAATAACAGGAATAGACCTAAATAAAATAATAGAGTATAAATATCCTATTTTTTATTTGATTAAAAATAATAATATTGAAATGATTGAATTATTTTTCAAATATGGGACTAATGTAAATTCCTATTCTTGTGAATGTTGTCAAACACCTATAATGTATGCGGCTGAATTACAAAATGATAAAATAATACAACTATTAATATCTTATGGAGCAAATATAAGTTTTGTAGGGAATGAAGGTTCTAAAGAAGATTTTTCTAATAGTGTTTCACATTTTAATTTTAATACTAGTTTAGTTTATTGGTATTATAATTGGAATCCATTTTTTTCTGCTTATGATTGTGGAAACGTGAATGCGGTTAAATATGTATTAAGAGAAGGATTATTTAAAATGAAAGAAGAATATTCAAATTATTTTACAAATAATTTAGGTGTAGACGAAAGAATGTTTAAAAAAAGAAATGAAATTAAAAATATTTTAATTGAATCAATGAAAAAATGGACACCTAAAAGACATTATTTATTTCATAAAAATATTAGAAATAATATTTCTATATTATTTCATTTAAGACAAAAATTAATAATTAGAGATATAACATTACCTATAGAATTATGGTGGAAAATATGTGATATTATTAGTATTTAGTTTATTTCTTATTAATGGATTTTTTCACTGATTTCTTAGGTGATTTATTATTACTAGATTTATTAGGTGATTTCTTATTACTGGATTTTTTCGGATATTTATTATTACTTGATTTTTTTGGTGATTTCTTACCTATTAAATTATAAAATAGTTTTTTTATAAAATTTTTTTTTTTTGTTTTTTTTTTTATTTTTTTATTATTTATGACTAAAGGAACTGCTAATTCGTCTTCTTCCATTTGTTTTATTTCTTGGGTAGAAAAATTTTTTATATTAGACATAGTATAATATAGTTTGAGATTTTATTATTTTATAATTAATTTAATTTAATTTATTTTCACTTTATTTTTTAATCCAACCGCATTTTCTCTGTAAATGCTTATCTACTTTGCAAACATAATAATTTCTGGGTGCCGACATTTTGCCTCCTATTGTTCTTTGGCAATTATCATTTAAAGGAATTTTTTGTTTTAATAAACCGTAATTTGGTTCGCAAACATTTTGGTAAATTTGAGAACGCATAGGACTACCCATATAGCAATCATCTTCTGGTCTACAATTATAAGGGTTTAATGGAATACCTAATTGAAATCCAAATACACCTGGTTGAAAATGTTCTATATTATTTCTAATTTTATTCATAAATAATTCAAGTGCTTTTTGGTTATTAAGTAAATAGACTAATACGATAATTAATGTTATTATAAATAATTGACTTAATATATAACTATCCATTTATAATACATTAATATTTATTTTTCATTATTTAATTATTATTTTTCATTTTTATTTTCTAATTTAGTCATACTTCTACCCCTCAAGTTTTTTTCAGGTAAAGGATATTCTTTTTCAAAATCTATTAAATTATTTTTATTCTTAATTTCAATCTTATCTATATTTACCTTATTCATTACAATTAATAAAATTATATAAAATAATAAGGCAAAAAATATAATTTTTACAACATTTCCAAATGTTATTTTATTTTTAATTTTTTCTATAAGTAAATCTATATTTGTTTGTTCCATTTATATTAATATTTTTATTTTTTATTTTATCTAAACCTTTATTATAAATTATTAATTTCTTAAAATAAATTTTTTTTTATTGTATAATTATAATATGACTAATACAACGGATTATACAAATGAAGAATATTTAAATTCTAAAAATAAAAAAGAAATTTCGAATGTTAATTCTATAGGAGAAAATATTATTCACGACGAAAATTTGGTTCCAAATGGACTGGGAAACAATACATTATATCAAGTTGGAAATCAACTTAAACGACCCGAAATAGTAAATGATAATAATGTTAATAACATAGTAAATAATAATATTATTGTTAATAAAGAACAAATACCAATAGTAGAGAAAAAAGAAAATATTCAAATGGTTATAGAAGATATTGAACCAACTGAAGTTACCAAAGAATTAAAAAATTTGAGTAATAAATCAAACTCTCATAAATTAAATAACCATAAATTAAATAACCATAAATTAAATAATAATAATTCAAATATAATGATTATATTAAAAGAATTAAAGCAGATATTCCCTTTGAGTGTTATAATAGCAATAGTTGTATTTATTTTGATTTTCATTTACATTGTAAGATTTTAAATAACTATAACAACATTATTATTAATTGTTTTATCATTTTCAACTAATCTATCTTCACTTATTATGTTTTTTTCTAAACAGAAATTACATCTCATTTTTGTATATTTGTGTTTAACTTGTTTTTCTATAATATCACCAACAGGATTTAATGAAGTCTTTTCTTTTTTCCTTTTAAATCTTTTATTACAATCAATACAAGTCCCCATTTTACTATTTTTTACATCCTCATAAATTGATTTTCTACTTTTTTGATAAAAACAATTAGGACATAAAAATTGTAAATTTTCTATTCTATTATCATTTTTCTTATTGTTTTTCCGGTCAATTACAAAATCCAAAGGTTTTCCATTCCATTTAGGTTCTAAATTACATTTATGACACTTATTCTCTAACTTTTTATGATACAATAAATAACATTTTAACTCTTCCTCACTTTTACAAATTGAATCTTTACATAAAATATTAAAATCTTTAAAATGTTTTTTCTCTATTTTATCAACTACTGATAAAGAAATTTCATATTCTGTCATTATAAATTCTAAATAATAAAAATTTTAAATAAATTTAATTATTTTTCTCTCTGATTAAAATAATGCGTCTAATTAGCATTTACCTTCGGTAATAATGCGTCTAATTAGCATTTACCTTCGGTAATAATGCGTCTAATTAGCATTTACCTTCGGTAATAATGCGTCGTCGAATAACTTATCATAAAAATTATCATTATCATTATCATATTCAACATTCAATTCATCTTCATATATATTTCTTTCTGGATATGTCATTTCATTCATACCGATGGTATTATTAATTCTATAATTTAGTAATGTTTGTGTTTCTTCCTCTTTTAGAATTTTTTTTTTATTATCACAATCGCAAACTACTAGCAATGATTTTATAATATATAAAATAATATTGAAAAACTGTATTCCAATTGATATTTCATAATAGTACCATATTTTTTTATAGTTATCTATATAATAATCACTACAATTACTACCTATTATAGATAAATTATAGGAATTATATCCCCCTAGAGAAATAGAACATAAAAATGCTAGAATACTTATTTCCGTTACCTTAAAACAACCTATTAAGGGTAATAAATTATTAATTGCTCCCAAGCAAGTGAGAAGAAATATATTATAGCAATCTTGAATTCCGTTTTTTTTATTTAGGTCTTCAAAATTAGTTAGAATAAAATAACCTCCTGCTAAAAAAGAAATACAATTAAAGAAGGCAATATTATAGTTAGTAAAATTTATTAAATCCATAATTTATATTTATTTTATATACATTATCTGTTCTTAAATAATTTAAGAGTTTATTTAATTATACTATAAAAATGAATAATACTATAAAAATGAATGATAATAATATAAAAAAAAGTGGTATAATTCATAAGTTAGTAAGAAAAAAAATATTAGAATATGTCAAACCAGGAGTTCTCTTATATGATATTAGGAAAAATATTGAAACATGGATTTGCGAATATTCCAATTCTACGCCAAATACATATGATTATATAAATTCTTCAATTGCTTTCCCTGTAGGATTATCCATTAATAATATAGCAGCCCATCATTCACCATTTTTTCAAGATAAAACTGTTTATACCGAAAATGATATTTTGAAGATAGATTATGGTATTCAATTTAATGGAAAAATGGTAGACGCTGCATTTTCTATCACTCATAATCCTGAATTGGAAAAATTAAAAGAAATATCAGAAGAAGCAACTAATAAAGTAATTAAATTATCAGGTGTCGATACTGTTTTAGGTGATTTAGGTAGAGAAATTGAAGAGATTTTTACTAGTTATGAATTGGGAATTAATGGGAAATTATATCCTATTAAACCTTGTAGGGATTTATGTGGTCACCAAATTTTACCTTATAAAATACACGGCAAAAAAGTAATACCCAATATTAATATATCATATCAAAATAGAATGGCAGAAGGTGAAATATATGCGGTGGAAACATTCCCAACTACTGGTAGTGGTCACTTAAAAGAAGGACCGGAAAATAGTCATTTAATGATAAATTATAATATAGTAGGTAATGATAAATATAAAAAAATACCTACTTATAAGAGAATTATGGATAAAAGAAAAACATTACCTTGGCATTTGGATTGGTTAGAAAAAGACCCATTTATTAAATTAAACGAATTACAATTATTAATAGATGAAGGTTTAATAACAGAATACCCACCTTTATATGATATTAAAAGTTCATATGTCGCACAAACAGAACATACAATAGGGATATATGAAAATGGAGTAGTTCAATATACTTAATAAACTGTTTCCGGATAATGAGGAACAAATTTAGTTCTGTTATATTTCAATTTCACTGCTTTGGCAGGTTTTTTAGTTTTGGAAGCAGGTTTTTTAGTTTTGGAAGCAGGTTTTTTAATTTTTAATATTTTTTCTTGTATTTTATCTAATATTTTATTAAATCTAGAATTATCGTTAAGTTTTCTCATATCTAATGTATTAACTAATTCTGTAACTTCATCTAATTCTTTTTTAGTAATACCTATCATTTTTTCTGGATTTTTTTTAGATTTCAATAATTTTGATATTAAATTTTTTATTTGAGTTTTATATTTACCAGTAGGGTTATTCATTTTACTAGGGTTATTCATTCTATTCATTCTATTCATTCTATTCATTCTATTCATTCTATTCATTTTACTAGGGTTATTCATTCTATTCATTCTATTCATTCTATTCATTTTACTAGGGTTATTCATTCTATTCATTTTACTAGGGTTATTCATTCTATTCATTTTACTAGGGTTATTCATTCTATTCATTCTATTCATTCTATTCATTTTACCAACTTTTGGATTTGGATTATACATAGGGTTAATATAAGAAGTTATTTGTCTATTTTGATTTTGTTCTTGATTTTCATTATTACTTGGTAATTCAACTATTTCAAAACTATTAGAACTAGAATTTCTTCCCCCGAATTCATTAACATTAATAAATGTCATAATATAGTTCCATAGTTCAGGTGGTAATGATAACTCGTCTAATTGATATTCTAAAGGAGTTGATATAATAGAAGAAAGTGCTTCAATTCTTATGGCAACAGCTAATACACAAAAAACACATACTCTTTCTTGTGTTAATATAACTCTGCCACTCTGTTGTTGTAAAGTTCTTTCATTCATAAATTCTATAGGAGCTGGTCTACTCCATTGCCGTGTTTGTTGTTGTAATAAATGTATAATATTTTCAAGTTTTGGAATATTTTCTAAAATTATTTGTAAATGTTCGTCATGTATTACTCTGGTAAAGTTATTAATATTTTCTGATGGATTTTCTATTTCTTCTTTTTGTCTTTTTAAGATTTCAAGTTTTATAATTTCTATATCTAAAGGAGTTCTTCCATCATTATTTTGTATAGTTAAATTTGCTTCGGCATCTACTAATAATCTTACAATTTCATAAGAATATGCTTTTATTGAATGATGTAGAGCAGTGTTTCCCTTATTGTCTTGTAAATCTATTGATTGTATTGCTCCTTCTTCTAATAGAATTCTTATACATTCTATATTATTATATTGTGTCGATACTATAAGAGGAGTGATACCGTCTCGATTTTGTATATTTACTTCTGCTCCATTTTCAATTAATAATCTTAAATTATCAATACAGTTATAATTACAAGCATTAAAAATAGGGGTTTCTCCAAAAACATTTTTAGAGTTTACGTCATTTATTTGTATAATTAAATTTAATAATTCCGTATTATTAATTTCTGCTGCGAAATGAATAGGTAGATTACCAAATGTGTCTTTTAACATTGTGCTTATTCCTTTTTCTAATAATAATTCTACTATATCTATATTTTCATTTATAATTGCTTTAATTAATAAAGAACGTCCGCGGGTGTCACATTTATTTATATTAGCACCATATTGAAGAAGTATATTAATAATTTCAATATTTCCTTCTTGTATAGAAATTTCTGTACAAGGTCTATTATATTTTATAAAATTCGGATTTACAAGTTTTTTTAATAAAAATTCTACAATTTCAAAATTATTATTTCGACAAGCATACCATAAATTATCATTTCTTTCGTGTGTTTCCGAATTGGAAAATAAATATTTTACAATATCTATATGTTTTTGCTTGCAAGCAATCATAAAAGCAGAATGTCCTCTTATTGTAATCAAATCGCAATTCCCCCCATATGCTACTAATAATTTTAATATTTCTAAATTTCCTACAAAGGCGGCAGACATACAAGGTGTATAATTATTATTTTTAAAATTAACGTCAGCACCGTATTCTACTAATATTTTTACAATTTCTATATTATCTTCAAGTATGGCATAATGAAGAGGATTTGTACCTTCTATATTAAAATTAAAATTATCAAGATCTTCAATTTGAATTATAATTGTTTCTACTTCTTCAATATTATTTTCGTCTATTGCTAATTCTAATCTTACACTTAATGAAGAATTATTTTGGTTATTCATATTTATAATAATAAAATAAAATAAAATAAAATAAAATAAAATTGATACTTAAGAATAGTTTTAAATATCAATAAAATGGAAAAACAAAAAGATATTTTATTATTATTCTTACTCAAAAACTTCTGTGAAAATAATGGTATTGAAGATAAATATGCCTTAATTAAACAGAAACTTGAGGAAGAAAATTTATTAGAAAAAGGTTTGGAAGAATTAACATTAGTTCAAACGAATAAATTAATTGAATATCTACCAATTGAAAAAACCAGTAAATATAGTGGAAATATAAATTTCTATGAAAATATTGGTAGTGGAAGTTTTGGAAATGTATTCAAATGTTTTCATAAAATAGATAAAAATGATTATGCCATTAAAATTGTTCCCATTTATAATGATGTTAATAGTCAAAAATATATTAATGAAGTTGAAATGATGGCTTCCTTAGACCATCCGAATATTGTTCGTTATTATAATTCCTGGATTGAAGACTTTTTACCTACTTGTAGTAATTTACCTAATATTATGGGTGACTTAGAAGAATACGGTTCTTCTTGTTCTAATATTGCTGAAAGTTATGAAATTACTAAGTTCCTATTTATACAAATGGAATTATGTTATGGTAATCTCAATACCTATTTAGAGAAAAGAACATCTATAAATTATTTAGATTCTAAATCTATTTTCAAAAATATCTTAGAAGGTCTAAGTTATTTACATAAAATGAATATTATTCACAGGGATATTAAACCTAGTAATATTATGTTTGACAAAAATGGCATTGTAAAAATAGGGGATTTTGGTATGTCTATAAAATATGAAGAAGATGATAGTTTACAAAAAAAAATAGTAAAAACCGAAAATGAATATGGAAGTTATAATTATTTGGCACCAGAAACAATTGAAAATAAGGAATATTCTGTTTATAGTGATATTTACAGTTTAGGTATTATTTTATTTGAATTATTATCTACTTTTGATACCTATATGGAAAAACAAGATAAAATAAATAAATTTAAAAATTATACAATAGATGAAGAGTTTAGTATTCTATATCCAAAAGAACTTGAACTTATTAAACAATTAACTAATAAAGATAAATTAAAAAGACTTTCTTGTGTCTCTATACTTAAAAAAATGACTTAGTATAAAAATATATAAAATGATAATTTTAGTAACAGGAGGAACTGGTTTTATAGGTTCCAATTTATGTAAAGAGTTAGTTAAAGATGTAAATAATCATGTTATTTGTTTAGACAATAATTTCACAGGCAATCTCAATAATATTAAAGAACTTTTTTATTTAGATAATTTCGAATTTATAAGACACGACGTTTGTAAAGAGATATTATTAGAAGTTGACCAAATATATCATTTAGCTTGTCCGGCATCACCCAAAGACTACCAATTAAATGGAATTAAAACTATTAAAACTAATGTTTTAGGGACTTTGAATATGTTAGGTTTGGCAAAAAGAACTAAGGCAAGAATATTACTAACTTCTACTAGTGAGGTATATGGTGACCCAAAAGAAACTCCGCAAAAAGAAACATATTGGGGTAATGTTAATCCAGTAGGGATAAGAAGTTGTTATGACGAAGGGAAGAGAGTCGCAGAGGCATTAATGACAGAATATCATAGGAATTGTTTTGTTGATATAAGGATTGCTAGGATTTTTAATACTTATGGACCTTTTTTAAATAAAAATGATGGAAGAGTAGTTAGTAATTTTATTACACAAGCCTTAAGAGGCGAAGATATAACAATTTATGGTAAGGGAGAACAAACAAGGAGTTTTTGTTATATAACAGATATGGTAGAAGGATTAATGAAATTAATGAATAGTCAAACGAATGGGAATACTGTTATGCCAATTAATTTAGGTAATCCAAAGGAAATAAGTATTTTAAATTTAGCACAAATTATTATTATTTTATTAGATTCTAAATCGAATATTATTTATAATGATTTGCCACAAGACGACCCGTTAACAAGAAAACCGTGTATTGAAAAGGCAAAATCGGTTTTAGCGTGGGAACCTAAAATAAATTTAGAGGAAGGTTTAAAAAAAACAATAAAATATTTTTTGGATATTATATAAAAATAAATAAGTAAAATTAAATAAATATAACTAAACAATAGTTTCTTGTATATTACTATTTACATTTAATTTATATAAACCTTGTAAAAAACCATATAATAGTGCATTATCGCAGTTAGATTTTTTATAATATAAGTATTCGTCTAAATTAAATTGAGTGGAAGGATAATATTTTATATCATTTTTAATAATACATTTTTTATTTTTATTGAAAAGTTTTACTTCATATGTTTTCTGGTTAGTGTAATACCATTCTTTAATACCTGGTTTATTATATACAATTTTATAATTAGGATAGTCTTTTACTAAGTCAATATTAATCCAATGATAATCGGAAAATCTAAAAACAAATCCTTCATCTTGATATTCAGCAAGTTTATATTCCATTATTAATATTAAATAAAATTGATATAAGAATTATATTTAATTTATAATAAAATGATTTTACATTTAATATTCATTTCTATTTTAGTAGGTCCAAATAAAAAAATAAAATGTACTAAAACACAATTTGCTTGTAAAAATAATAATCAATGTATTGATATTTTAGAATACTGTAATAATAGAATTAATTGCGATGATAAAAGTGACGAAATAAATTGTTCTACCAATCATTGTGATAATTATAATACTAATTGTCATAAATGGAGTTTATGGGGATATTGTGATAAATCTTATAAATATATGTTAGAGAATTGTAGAAAATCGTGCGATTACTGTCCTACTACAACAACTATAACAACAACTAGTAATACATATACAACATATACAACAACTAGTAATACATATACAACATATACAACAACTATAACAACAACTAGTAATACATATACAACATATACAACAACTATAACAACTAGTAATACATATACAACATATACAACAACTAGTAATACATATACAACATATACAACAACTAGTAATACATATACAACAACTAGTAATACATATACAACATATACAACAACTAGTAATACATATACAACAACTAGTAA